TGTCTCTTTGTTTTTCTAAATATGGAACAAGAACTTTTGCTATTTTTGATTTTCCGCCTAAATATTGCATATTATTCTCCTTTGCCCCGAGTGGGGGCACTTTATAGTTTTTATAAGTAGATTATTAATTAATCCACTCTATTACTGGTTTACCTGTAAAGCCTTTTTCCCAAACGAACCAAGCGTAAGCCATTGCACTACTTTTATAAGCATCAAAGTCTCCATTTTTTGCACAGTTAAGTCTAGCACTTGACACATAAACTACTTTAGGTGGATTTTTTTCAAAAAACTTACGTCTTTTTTGCCCTTCTAAGAAAGTTAATTTTAAAAAGAAAGCAACTTTATTGCCGACTGGAATTAACTCTAATGCTTTTTGCGTAAATTCTAAAGCATATTTATAAGGGGGGTTTGTAACAATATCACCATCAAAAGTTTTTGTACAAGTGAGAAAATCAATAATCTGTGTATCTTTATACCCTCTATCAATTATATCACTACCAAAAACGGTATAACCATATTCCTCTAATTTTTGTGCAAGATGTCCGCCACCAACAGCACACTCCCAAATATTATTGCTAAATTTTTCTACACCCATTAGTAAATCTACGGCTTTACTTTCTGTAGCATAATAGTCTTCTGCCTGCCTCTCACCTTTAGAATGATTTGTTGCCCCAATTACCGAAAAAGTTGAATGTAAACTACCCATAATCAGTCTCCTTTATTTTTTATTATAATATATTATAACACGTTTTTGAACAAAAGTCAAGCCCTTGACAAATCTCTAAAAATGTGGTATAATATATTATAATAAAAAATAAAGGTATATTAACAGTTACAAATAAGTTATAAAAAGTTATAAAAACGCTTGACAAATGAAACAAAATATGCTATAATATAATTAAAGGAAGTGATAAAAATGAAATATCATAGCATACATGAGTTTTCCAAATTAATTGACAAAGGAAGTGAAAGTTCTGATTAAATCAATTAAAGTAATGTTATTGCCAAGCAATAAACAACGCACAAAATTATTTCAATCTGCAGGAGTGGCACGTTGGGCATATAACTGGACTTTAGCAAGACAACAAGATAATTATAAAAATGGTGGCAAGTTTATCTCTAATGGTGAGCTGAGAAAAGAATTAACACAATTAAAAAAGACAAAAGAGTATGAATGGTTAAATGATTACAGTTGTAATATTCCTAAGCAATCAATTAAAGATGCTTGTTTAGCATATCAAAGATTTTTTAAAAAGCAATCTAAATTTCCTAAATTCAAAAGCAAAAGAAAAACTAGACCAAGTTTTTATATTGATACTTGTAAAATTGAATTTTCTGAAAATAAGGTAAAGCTAGAGAAAATAGCAAATAGCAAGAAAAAAAATAAGCAAAAATTAAACTGGATTAAACTTGCAGAAAATAACAGAATTCCTATTAATTGCAAGTATTATAATCCGAGGGTAACGTCTGACGGAGTTAATTTTTTTATTAGTGTGGGAATCGATTTTGAACCAAGCCAAGACCAACCTACAAATGATGGTATAGGCATTGACCTCGGAATTAAAGATTTAGTAATATGTTCCGATAAAAATACTTATAAGAATATTAATAAAACAAAACAAATTAAGAAGTTAAAAAAGAAAAAACGTAGATTGCAACGTAGAGTATCTAAAAAATATTTAAAAAATAAAAAAGGAGGTAGTTACTGTAAAACAAGCAATATTATAAAAAGTGAAAAACAACTTTTAAAGTTAAATCATCGTTTAACAAATATTCGACACAATTACCTAAATCAAGTAACTTCTGAAATAATAAACAGAAAACAAAAGTATATAGTTTTAGAAGATTTGAATGTAAGAGGTATGATGAAGAATAAGCATTTAGCTAGGGCAGTTCAAGAACAATGTTTCTATGAATTTTATAGACAAATTCAGTATAAATGTGATTGGAATAATATTCAATTTATTACCGCTGATAGATATTTCCCATCAAGTAAATTATGTTCATGTTGTGGAAATATTAAAAAAGATTTGAAATTGTCTGATAGAGTTTATAGATGTTCTGAATGTGGAAATGAGATTGATAGAGATTATCAAGCATCATTAAATTTAGCTGAATATGGTAGAAAATTAATAGCATAGCTAAAACAAGTGTTATTAATATGTACCGTGCGTTAGACGGGAATTTACGGCTCTGGAGTGTTATACCAAATGTGAGTAGTGTTAGTGATAACATGAAAACAGACACGAAGAAAGAGCAATGAAACATTAAAGTTTTTATAAGCTATAATTTCAGGTTGTAGTTTATAACTTTTTATAAGTTTTCAGTAACGGAGAAAATATATGAAACTAGACTTTAATCTAACACAAAAAGAAAGGATAGAATTTGTTAGAAATTTTAAAAACCCAACTAATGAACAGAAAGAAATTTTGGCAAATTATATATTGTGGGCAGAACCACAAAAAAACTTTTATATTACAGAAGAAAAAATACTAAAAAAACAAAAGCAATACGGTGTAATATATTTAGAAGAACATAATATGGATATATTTAAAAAAATAACTTCTAAAGCAACAAGAATTCGTAATAAACCAATAGATTATGAAAAAGAGGCAACAAAACCTATAAAAGAATTGTTAAAAACAATTATACATTTGGAAAATAGTGAATTAGATAGGGATAAAAGAAAATTGTTAAGTGATTTATATAAAGAACAATATTATATATTAGACAATCAAAGAAATACTATAAATAGTAGATATGATGTGCAAGCAAAAAACTTTCATGATATTATTATATCTGAAGTAGATGATTTTGGGTTAGAGGTATATCCAAGTATGTACACACCTGCATTTAAAACCTTTGATATTCTTATAGGTGAAAAAACCGATAAAATGATAGACTTAACAAACATTGCACATTTAAGTGAATTGTATAAAAATTGGCATGAATATCCTATGTTGCATGAAACATTAGAATTTTTTGAAGGTCTATTGTATCTATCAAAAAAGAAACAATTGGTTTTAAAAACAAGGAAAACGGGAATGCCGCAAATTTCTGCTGCTAAATATATAGAAAGAGAATTAGGTTCTTCAATAAACCCAAACTACTTATCAACTATTCTATATAAACAAATACTTCCTGCATTTGCAGAAAAAGTTCAAGATTTTATTAATTCACAAGGTGATGAACTTTTCCAATGTGTTGAATGTGGCAAAAATTTGCCCGATAATTCTAAATTCTATCACTATTCAAATGGCAAAAGAAAAAGAAAAAAATGTAAAAAATGTTATTTAGGAGGTTAATATGAAGAAAAAATGTACTTATTGCAAAAAGGAAAAAACACTAGACGTTTTTATAGATACCGAAAATATATTTTTTGTAGACAAAAAATTTCCCATATGTTTAGAGTGTTTAAACGATTTCTTTACTCAAAAAGTACCAAGTGGTAAAGAGTGGGATACCTTTAATAAATTTTGTCAAACTATAGATATATATTTTGACCCACAACTTTACCAAGAACTTAGAGATATAGATGCTGAAAATGCACTTATATTATATATGAAGAAAGCCCCAAAAGCTGATACCGTTGATTGGAATACACTAAACAAAGCATATTTAAAATTAGTTACACTTGGCGAAATTCATCAAGTACATCCTGTATTAGAAGAGGGCGAATTATTAAGACTTAAAGACGCTTGGGGTGAAGAATATTTACAAGAAGAATGTTTAGAATTAGAAAAAATGCTAAAATCTTGGCGACAAACTCAAGCAATATCCAATCATAATCAATTGGAAGATACAAAAAGATTATGTAAGATTGCTTTACAAATGGATAAAAAGGTTCGAGCAGGTGAGGATATTGATAAAGTGCTAAAAACATATGTAGCTTTAAAAGATAGTTTGGGCTTTTCCAATAAATCAAAAGGAAACTCCGATAGTATTGAGACAGTTGGCGAAATGTTTAGTTATTTAGAAAAATCAGGTTGGTTAAATACCTATTATCAAGGCGAAGAAAATGATGAATTAGATAAAACGATATTAGAAATGCAAGCTTGGACAAAAAGGGTTGTAATTGATAATTCTGAAATTGGCGATCAACTCGAAGCAACATTAAAACAAGTTGTAACACTATTAAATAAATCGAATAAATATGAGGAATTACCATCTGATGAAGATATTGATGAGGCAATGGAACAAGAGGATAAAGAGCTGGTAAACTTCTTTAACGAAGGTGAAATAAGCGATGATTGATTATAAAAGAATATTGGCAAAAGACACTTCATTAACTTGTGCCAAAAAGAATGGTGTTGTTTTTGAAAAAGGCTACTCTATTGATAAAGAATGGTTAGAAAGAAATATAGAAAAGGTGCAGAAAGTATGTCGCACCTTTTCTGCTTATCCAGATATATTTTTAGATGTAATAAAGCCGTCCGACTCAGAATTTAACCTATATCCATACCAAAGAATGGTATTAAGAGGCTCTGTAAGATATAGATATGTTTACATAACAGCACCTCGTGCTTTTAGTAAATCGTTTTTAATGATATTGGGATTTTTAACCTTATGTATATTCTGTCCTGGCATTAAGCTTTCAATAATAGCACCTGGGAAGGAGCAAGCAACACAATTAACAAAAGATAAATTTAATGAAATATTCGGATTATTTCCACTACTAAAGAAAGAATTAGTAGGCGGAGATTTTTTTTCAGGTAAGGATTACATCAACGCCATACTAGAGAATGGCTCAACTTTAGAAGTGGTTGCCGCTCTCGACTCTACTCGTGGACGTAGAAAACATGGTGGAATTATAGATGAGGTTAGAGACCATGATGGTGACAAATTAAATAACATAATTTTGCCACTTTTTAATGTAAGTAGAAGAACACTACTTGGTAAATTAAATCCTTATGAAAAAAAGCAAAGAATTATATATATAACATCTGCAGGTGATAAATTTTCATTTGCATATGATAAAATGATAGAAACACTTATACAATCTATTATATCGCCACAAGATGCTTGGGTATTTGGATGTAGCTATAAAGTGCCACTTATGCACAACCTTTTAGATGAAAATTATCTAAACCAGATTAAAACATCAACTACTTACTCTGCTGAGTCTTTTGCCAAAGAATATTTAGGTAGATGGTTGGCAGGTGGAAGTGATAGCTGGTTTGACGGTGAACTATTAAGTAAAAGAAGAATAGTTAAAACGGCTGAACACTACTATCATCAATCACAAAATAAAAGGGCGTTTTATCTAATATCGGTTGACGTTGCAAAATATAGCTGTCAAACAGTAGCCTCAGTTTTTAAGGTATTACCGAAAGACGGCAAGTATTATAGTAAGTTAGTAAATATAAAAATATTGGGCTTAACTGAAGATAGAAAGCATTTTGAAAAACAAGCAATAGACTTAAAAAAGATGATAGCTGATTATAGAGTAAAAGAAATTGTTATAGATGGAAATGGTATAGGTGACGGACTTATAGATTTTATGATAATAGAAAATTCTGAAGATGGTGTTATTTATCCAGCATATGGCGTAAAAAATGACACAAAAGGACATTACAAAACAGCTAACAAATATGCAGGGGAAAAAATTATTTATAATATAAAAGGTAATGACGAACTAAATTCAAAAATTTATTCTAATGCTCTATCAAGAATACAAAGCGGACAAGTAGCTTTTTTAATTAGTGAGACTTTAGAAAAAGCTAGAATACAAAATTCTTCTTCATATAAAAAGATAGAGAAAAGAATAGAACATCTTTTACCTTATGAATTAACGACAAGACTATTTGCCGAAATGTTGAACCTAAAACTTTCGCCAAGAACAAGAGCAACCAATCTTATTGTGCTAGAACAAAAAAGTAAGTCAACATTGAAAGATAAATTTTCGTCAGCATCTTACGGATTGTGGCGAATAAAAGAACTAGAAGATGAATATTTGAACAATTTGAAAAAGAGCAGAAATTCTGCACGAAATCTTATATTTGTTGATTGATAAACGTACTTTATATATAAGGGGTGATAAAAACAATGAACACTAACTATGAAAAATTTAGCAAAGAGCTAAGTGGCTTTCTATCTGGAATGGAAAATGCTGTTATTTCAACATATGGAAATGAACGATATGCACCAGAAGAAACGTATGAATATACAAAAGAAGAAATTATTAGAATTATCAAAGAAGGCGATAGTTTAGAAAGAAGTAAATTATCACTCACTTTTTATAGAGTAAATGGATTGTATAGTGCATTAATACATCATTATTCAAACTTTTTACTTTATTTGTATGTTTTAAGTGTTAAGCCTAGTGCCAAAAAAATGCCTTTCAGTAAGTATGAAAAAGAGTATTATCAAGCATTAAATTATTTAGAAGATAGCAATATGTATAATCTATCTATGAAGATATTTAATGAAGTACTAGTAAAAGGTGGCTATTATGTATTGGCAACAAAAACAAACACATCCGTTGTATTACAAGACTTACCTTTTGAATATTGTCGTTGCCGTTTCTTAGATTTAAATGGTTATGATGTGGTAGAACTTAATTTAGAATACTTCAATTCGGTGAGAAACCAAATTGATAGAGAACTCTTATTAAATACATACCCTAAAGAGATAGTAAAAGAATATAATAAATATGTAAGAGGCAAAAGAGATAGATGGTTACCACTATCTACAAAATACGCTTTTTATTTAAATATATTTGAAGAAAAGCCTTTCTTTCTTAATACACTCTTATCTTTGATAGGTATTGAGAAAAAGAAAGAATATCAAGACCAATTTGATAAAAAACAATTAGGAACTCTAATAACATTAGAGCCTGAATTGTTAAAAGACGGTGATTTTGCTATTGAACCAAATGAAATGAAAGTATTACATAAAGGAGCAGTAGCCAATGTAGGAAAACCACTTGATGCAAAAATACTATCCACTTATGCAAAAGTAAATGTACACAAATTGGCAAATGATAATTCTGCAAAAATAACAAATGAAGATATTTTAGATAGTTTTTACGCCGATGCTGGAATATCTTATAAATTGTTTAATGCAGATACAGATAAGACAGCTGAGTTTATTTTACAGAAAGATTTAGCCTTTTGTGTTAAATTTGGCGAAAAAATTGCCAAATTCTTTGAAAGAATACTCTTGTTATTGTTAAATACTAAGAAAGTAGAATTTTCAGTAAATATTCTTCCTGTTGCACAGTTTAACAAAGAGGAAGAATTTAAAAAATCAAAAGAATTGTTGGCATTTGGCTATAGCTTTTTAATTCCACATATTTTGGCAGGTGGAAAGCAAAGCAATCTATTATCATTAAAACAATTAGAAAATGATGGTCTTGATTTAGACAGTGTGTTAAAACCACTAATGTCATCTTATACAACAAGTGGCAAAAATTTACCACAAGATAAAGAAAAAGTTAAAGAGGAGGAAAAGCCAGTTGAACAAGAAGAAAATCAATTATAATTTACCTATAGAATTTTCTAAAAATTTAGAAAAGGTAAGTTCTAATTTAAGCAAGTGCCGAGCAAGAATTTGTTATGGCGACAGAAATCGTAACTATACCTGTTTTGAGGATGTTTTGCCTCAAATGGAAAAAAGTTTAATATATACTCCAATTAAAGCAATTTGGTCAGATGAAAAAAGAGATTTTGAGGGTCATGGCTGGAACTCAACTCAAGGGCGAATTTATGGTATTGTGCCCGCAGACCAAACTATCACATATGAAGAAAATTCAGATGAGGATGGTACAATAAAAAAATATATGGCTTGTGATGTATACTTATACACAGGTTTATATACAGAGGCAGGCTATATAGCTGGCAAAGGCTTGTCTTTAGAACTTAATCCAAATACTGCAAAAGGTAAATGGATTGAGGATGAAAATGGTGATAGCTATTTTAAATTTAGCCAAGCAGAATTTCAAGCACTACAGGTTTTAGGTAATGAAGTAGAACCTTGCTTTGGCGGGGCGGCGTTCTATGAGTTCTTAATGACACAAAAAAAGGAGGATAATGATAAAATGGAAATTAAAAAGATTGCCGAAAATCTTTATGAATTAGTTGATGGCGAAGTAAAAACTTTGTTATATACTGTTACAAAAGAAGAGGCAGACAAATTGGGTGTGGCTACTGTAAGTTCAGTTTATGAACAAATGGACGAACTACAAGCAAAATATTCAACTTTAGAAACAGAAAAAGCTGAAGTAGCAGAAAAATATTCCACATTAGAAACTGAAAAAGTAGAAATAGAAACTAAATTTTCAGCACTTGAGGCAGAAAAAACTGCTCTTGATGAAAAATATTCAATTTTAGAGACAGAAAAAGTAGAGATTGAAAACAAATATTCTACTTTACAAGTAGAAAAGGTAGAAATTGAAACTAAATTTTCAGCACTAGAGGCAGAAAGATTAGAAAAAGAAACCTTGGAAAAAAAATCACTAATTGAAAAATACTCTAAAATTATAGGTGAAGAAAAAGCCGTAGAATTAGAGGATATAAAGTCAAAAGTGACTCAATATTCAGTACAAGAAATTGAGAAAGAGTTGGCTTTCTTATACACTAAGTCAAATGAGGGGGTATTGTTTGAAGGTCAAAGAATATACTCACATGGTGGTTCTCATAAATATGAAAACCCAGATAAAACATTAGAATTAATTAAAAAAATAGGGGGTAAACAATAATGGCATTAAAAAGACTAACAATAGAAGGCTATGGCGTAGCTGAATGGAACAAAATTGCAGCTCCATTTACAGCTAAGATGGAATCTCAACTTCCATTAGACCCAAACGTTTTCAAAGCAAATGACTCAGATACTTCAGGTATATTTTGTGAAGTAGGACAATTCCTAGCATTAGACAAAACAAACATGGTGGCAACTGTTCCAACAACTGCTACTGACACAGATTATCTTCCAATAGGATATAACTTCTCAAGTGAAGTATTATATGACGAAAGAAAAAGAGGTTTAAAGAATTTCAAACAAACTTGTGAAGATTTCTTACCTAACATAGGTATACCAGAAGTTTCAGATGTTATAACAATAAACGCTGTATTATATGACGACACAGAGTTCGTTGCTGAAGATGTATTTATTGAAGCTTTGGAGGGTGTAGCAACTACTCCACTATATGGTATATTAACAAACGCATCCAATGGTTTTCTAGTAATTACTGATACAGTTACTAATAATTTAGGTAGAATAGTTTACAAAGTTGTAGAAAAAACATCAATGCCAGATGGGTCTACTGGTATAAAATTGCAAGCCGTGAAGGCATAAGGAGGGGTATAATAATGAAATTAAAACAAGGAACAACTGAGTATCAAACACTAAAAGATTTAATGTTATACTCAGCTAAAAATGAAGTACCAACTAACTATACTGTAGAAGGTGTGGTATTAGAGGATGTAAATAAGACACTTGCCGCTGAAATAGCTAAATATACAAGTGACTACTATGATTTACAAGACAATAAAAATCTAATCTATCGTTTGATAGGTGAAACATTTGATATAGCAGTACCAAAAAGAGTATTACCTTATTTTGAAAATTTTGCTACAACTAAAGTAGTAAAAGCAAATGACAGAAAATACTTTAAAATAATCAAAGGAAAATTAAGAGCGAAACAATTCGTTACAGCAGTAGGTTTGTCAGGCAGATATGAAACATTCAGACTAGACGCTGACGAATTTGAAGTAAAGACAACTGCTATCGGTGGTGCTTGTAGAGTTAACTTCGAGAGATGGGCAAATGGTGATGAAAGTCTATCAGATTACACTGAAGTTTTAATGGATGGTATTATTGATAGAATGCACGGTGAAGTACAAAAAGCACTTCAAACTGCTATTAATGCTACAAATAGACCATCAGCTAATAAAATTTCAGCGACTGGGTTCTCAGCAGATAATATGTTGAAACTTTGTAATGTTGCAAAAAGCTATGGCGACTCAGCTGTAATTTATGCTACACCAGAATTTATCGCAGCAATGGGTCTTGATCAAGTTGTGACTAACATTTACTCACAAAAGCAAGTTGATGACTATGTAGCTACAGGAAAAATTAAATCATTTAGAGGTTTCCCAATTGTAGAAATACCTCAATCATTTATAGATGAAAATAATGCAGTTACTGTAGTAAATCCACAGTTTGCTTACATTTTCCCAATTGGCAAAACAAAGCCAGTTGCTTCAGTTATTGAAGGGAAAACAATTGTTAAAGAGTTCCAAGGACATGATAGTTCCACTGAGGTAGAAGCTTACTTACGTTTTGGCGTTTCTGTTCTAACAAACCATGACTGGTGTATATATCAAAATACTAGCATTACAGACACATCTAAATAATTAAAATAAAATATATGAGGGGGGTAACACCCCCTTGAGTTAAAAAAGGAGAATAAAAAATGGATAAAGTTTTTATAACCTCACAGGTAAGTGGGACAATTTTGTTAATAGACTCTGAGGCTAAGGTTAATAGAACCTTTAAAAAGAAAGGACAAAAACATTTTGTAACAGCAGACCAATGGGATATTATACAGTTTAATGAAGGGTTTAATTATATGTTAAATCAAGGAATGTTATATGTAGAAACACCTGAGGCAAAGAAAGATACTCCGATTGAGGAGTTTGAAAAAATTGACGAAAATCTTATAAAACATTGTTTTTTAGAAATAACACCTTCTGCTTTTGAGGCAAAGGTAAAAAATTTCGGACAGGAAATCTTAGAAGAATTCGTTCAATATGCTGTAACAAATAAAATAATGGACTATGAAAAAAGCTCTATATTAAAAAAATTATGTGGGCTAGATATTGGTTCAATTATTAGAAGTTTGGAGGAAGATAAATAATGAGACCTTTAGAAGACCTTTACAAGGCGTTTCTAAGGTTGATAGACACAGATGAGTGGGATGACCTCTCAACTGAAGATTTAGTAGAAGAAGCAATGTCCGATTGGTTTGATTTGTACCAATCGGCACTTCTTTTATTCAAGTTTCCAAACACTGGCTTAGAAACAGAAGACAACGAAAATTTTAAAAATAATGTTAGCGATGCCGAAATAAATGTGCTAGCAGAATATATGAAATACGAGTTTCTTGATAGACTATGTACATCTTGGGAAAACACAAAAACAATGTATCATGAGAAAGACTTCTCAAGTGCCAATCTCTTGAAAAGTTTAAATGAAACAGTAAAAAGGGCGGAGAGAAAAGCTATATCGAAAGAAAAGGCTTTTTATAGAAAGTTAGAAATTCACTCCGACTGCACTCAAAACTAATGAAAGAAAAATTATATTATTTACTTTGTTTACGTGAAGAAAAAAAAGATTGGATAGATTTTTTAGATAACCTTCTAAAAGATTTATATTATATAGAAAAAAACGGCAAACAAGTTAATAATTTTAAAAGAATTGCCTTTTTAAAATATCATAGCTACGGGCTATTTAGACAAGAAATCCTTAAACTTTTAGAAGAGGGGGATTTGTAATGCCTTTTTATGATAATTACCTTAAAAGAGCAAATAGAAATGGAATTACAATGCAAGAAAGAATTTTGACACAAAAAGAAAGAGAATTTGAAAAACTCACATTGCCAAAATCAATTTATTTATCTACTATAGAAAGTGTTGATGGTGAAGAAGAAAGTGAACCTTGTATTCTACAGCCACATAAATATAATCAAGAAAAAGAAATTAATAATTTGATGGTAAAAAAGAGTTTTCCATTAAGTGTTGGAACTGAATTAACAGTAGTACAAAAAATTGATGATAGAGAAAAAACTTCTCAATTATTAATAACATTTCATGAAAATAATCTAACATACGGATATTTAAAATATGAAGGAATTTTATTAGATGATGAGTTTACTATATTGGATGCCTATGATGAAGAAGTTAGCACTTTTTATTGCAAGATATTTAATGCTTCAAATAAATTCTTTGCCGACAATTTTAGAGATATAAACGGAGCTGCTTTAAAATCGGCAACAAAAAATAGAATAAATCTTGTGTGTAAAGATAATGAGTATTTAAAAAAAGATTTATATGTAGAATTTGGGCAAATGGCATGGAGAATAGAAGGTATAGATAGATTATCAATTCCAAATGTCGCTTATGTATCACTAGAAGAAACTCTTAAAGTTTTAAAGGAAGATGAAAATAATAAAGAATTAGTTATAGATGATAATACTAATTACTGGTTAAATGGCTTGGATGGTGATATAAAATGATAACAGACTTAGGTAATGTTGGAAAAGATACTCAAACAATAGTAAAAACATTAATTGATAATGATAATTTATGTAAGCTATTGAAAAACACAGAACGTAATCCATTGGAACAAGCTAACCCAGATAAGAGTTCAATATTACATAAAAATATTCTAATAGTACCGAATGTGAATTCTACTGAAAATACAGAAAGTAGAATAGTTGTTTTGGTTGCAAGTGGAGATATAGAAAGAGCAATAACCGATTTAACTTTAAAAATTTTTATATACACTCCTTATAAAGAGTGGTTAATAACTGGCGAACAATTAAGACCATTTGCTATTATGTCAGAAATAAATAAATCAATTAATGATTTAAAATTAAATACATTGGGGCAATTAAAATGTACAAACTTTAGTGTTTCTTCTTTAGGGGATGAGGTTGGATGCTATAGTTTAACCTACGAGTTCCATGAATATAGCTAATCACTCACTTGATGATTTAAAAAATTTGTTCTTTTTTGGCGAAAAAGTGGAAACACCATATTTTACTTTTTATCCCCCAACTATTAAAGATGTATTAGATAGTGGACAAAGTGAGTTCACAAAATATGTAATAACTTTAATAGGAAAAAAAGATAAAATAAGTTTTTCTCTTTTGTTAGAGATGACACAGAGAAATGATACTCTATATGCAGAAGTAACAAAGAGTCTGGAGTTCTTTTTAAAAGAAAAACCTTTTTATTTGCCTGATGTTGGATTAATTGTATTGGGAAACCCTAAAGATAATAGGGTAATAAATGAAAATTTATTTTCTGTATTGCAAGAATATATAAATATTTATTTGCATTTGCCGCCAAAAGCAGAAATTCCAAAAGACGAGAAACCACATGAGAAAAAAATGCGTGAAGCAAGAGAGAAGGTTGAAGAAGCGAAAAGAAAAAAAGCTCAGAAAGATGATGACTCACTAGGTTATTCATTATTGGACATGATATCAAGCGTGTCTTTAGAAATGGGTATCCAGCCAAAAGCTTTGTATGAATGCTCTTATTATTTTTTAACTGAACAATTTGAAAGAATAAGAAGAAAATTCAATAGTGAACTTTCATATCAACAACTGCTAGTAGGGGCTGACCCTAAAAAATTAGACTTAACAAATTGGTTCTATAGTAGAGCCAAAAAATAAGGAGGAAAATAATGAATATATTTGAAAAACATGGTATTAAAGAAGTATGTGACGTATTGTTTGAAAAGATTGACAAAGTAGAAGAGAAATACGACTCACAGCGTACTATCTTTCTTTCAACAGTATTAAAGGGTGCTATTAAGAAAATAAAAGTTTATCCAATGACAGCAGGTGTTGGTTCTTCTGAAGAGGATGGTTTTTATGCTTTAGCAATTTCTAACGTAGATATTGCAACTGCCGCAGCAAGTGGTACTTTCGCAACAAACATTGAAAACATGATTTTAGCAGATTTTGCTATTAGACAAAACTTATTTACAAAAACAGGTGAAAGATACTCATTTAAAACAAACCCAACTGACGTATTGTTTGGAGATTTTGACTTTGATGATGGTTACGCTTCAGTTCCTTATGGCTCTGAAAAAGTTTGTATTATAAAAATAGATGGTTCTGTTTCATATGATCCCGATGAAGTAATGGCATTAATAAACCAAAATTTATCAAGCGTACCTTACTTAGCAAAAGGTTATGATATAACATATCAAACACCAACTGAACTTGTAAATACAGCATTTGATGGTAATTATGACCCTACAAAATGGAAAGAAAGTGGAGACACAAGTTTTGCCGAAGCAAGTGTATTATTTAATGGAGTTGATGCAGTTCTAAAAGCTGCTGTACAATTAACAGCATTAACAGATGTGGGTGTGGTAGATGGACAAGATAACTTAACACCAAAAGTTGACGCTAAAATTTATGTAATGCGTAATTTAAATAGTTCTGCTTTACTAACCGATACAGCGGGCGAATTTGGTATCACAATAGGCGGTACAAAGTATGTATATACAGATGATGCATTAAAAGGTATAGAATATATCGCTTTAGTAATCGTTGGAACAAAAGCTGGTATTTTTGAAGTACCTTACTACAGTACAACATCAGTAAATACAATAGGCTGGCTAGTCTCCA